GAGTTCCAGATGTTGAGGGTTTGTTGTTCGATTCGACTATCGGGTGCAAGCTGGATGACGGCTGAACCTTTTCCAATGAAGTCGACCGCTTTCGCTCGAAGTTGTTGGACCGTCTTACGAATGTGTTCGTAGGCTGTCGATTTCCATTTTTCTGCCGCATCATCGAGTTGCTGTTGGTTACTGGGAATTTTTGACATACTTCTTCTTCAATTTTTACATGAGGCCCAGTCAGCTCTCCACCAACTAATGATGTGATCTTTGGCTTTGAGACATCAGAATTATCCCAAACAACTGGAAAATCATCTAAATTTTCCGCCGCCATGATCTGCATCGTCTTATACTTCAATTCATCGTTGGTGATACCGAGAGTACTAGCAATACTATCGCTAATAATTTGGTCATCCTCCTGTGGCCATGCTCCATTCTCGATTTTAAACCTTTCTTCATGGGAGATACTATCATTAACTGCAATATCACTTCTCTGTACTATTGCTAGTACACGTTTGGCCCAATGGCCAACCAAAGGTGTCTTGGCATCAGTTATATAGTATCCAGCTGCCCTATTATACGCAGCTATCTTACGAGACACTCCTTTATTTCCACTAATATGCAGTTTACGCAATGTTCGTGTTATGTCCTGATGACTACTCATGGATGTCAAAGGTCGAGGAAAGCATCTGCCTGCAAATTTAATCGAGGAGTCGGGTACTGAACTTACGATTTCTATACTCAACCCAAGAGCTGCAACGGCCATTTTCATAGCTGCTTCATAGCCCGGGATATTACGATTAAGACCATCGTCACCAGTATATAGACCCAATAATGACCAGGCTTCATCTTTAGTTTTTCCCATTTCACGTAACGCACTGTATGAGATAAAAGCATTTATAAGGGTATTGCCATCTGTTGTTATCGGAGAACCACTTCTCGTTCCAAAACCAGGTTTATATTTTACTCCATGCTTAGTTGTTGCTTTCTGCACGAAAACCTGTTGGAACAATACAATCCATTCTACAGCATCAGGACCATCATTAAGCCAGCGCAAATAAATCGCGTTAACTAAATCCTGCAGATATTTACTAATGCTGCCATCAAAACGATTGTAATCCGATTCCAATAAGCCCATCTCTCCGATTGCCTTAATACGTTCATGAATTTCTCGTGGTGTTTTACACGGACCATAAAAGGGTAATTTCTTCAAAATATCTTCCTTCATAGCATACGTAAAGGCACTCATACGCAAGGTCAACGCGGTTGAATTAGTTGTTATAACACGCGGATCATTTGGTACATGATAGGCTTCATTCTTTACAAAGCTTTTCAATTTATTCATAGGTGCTGCACCTAATAGATGCTCTACTTCTTTAGTTCTAGCACGTTGAAGCGGTTTGTTTTGTATTTGCTTAACTTCGTCAACTGTAATAGGTCGACCACAATGTTTCAAATTCGGTGGAATAACCAATTCAATAAACTCTTCTCGATAAGTGTTATAGCTGATCGGGGGACGTACATCATTCCTCGGTTTATCAACTCGACCTGATATTGCTGCCTCATCTGAATTCCGACAATCAGCTGGAAAAACGGCTGGTATGGACACTAGTGGAGTGGTTATTGTTT